TCGAACCACTCTACAAGGATATCGTAGCTGCCGTCGACACTCTCGAGTCGGCGGTTCCAGCGCAGTTTCTCAAGTCTAGTGCCACTGAACGAGGCACCATAGAGCTTGAGATACCTGTCGAGTTTTCGAACCCGACGGGGATCTACCCAGCCTTGACTTCCCAGTCAAGCTGGCAGCGCTTTAGCTACACCAGGAAGATCAGAATGGGGTGTAGGGTTGCAATTTCGAACCCGAACCTCTATCTGGCGTCGCGTTTGGGTTTTGTCAACCCACTTGCGATCGGTTACGAGTTGATACCCTTCAGCTTTGTCGCCGACTGGTTTACCAACTTGGGGTCGTTCCTCTCACAGGGAACAGACTTTCTTGGACTTACGGTTGAAGCACCGTACACTTCCTTCGCTGTTTTTGGCATGCATACGAAGTTTAAGACGACCACCTATCGTTGGTACACCAGCGGCACGCCTGCTGGGTACTGGACGAGCGGTGGCACGACCGAGACTTTCGCGTGCAACCTGAACCAACTGAGGAGAGTGAAAGGCATTGAGAAGCCAGCTTTGTTCCTGCGTCCACTAAAAATGTGGGGTTGGCAGCGGGCTGCTACGGCAGTTTCGTTGGCGATCCAACAGATGGTGAAACGTTAGGTCTTTTCCTGTGAGTACCTCCAAAGTAAGGAGTTTCAAAAATGGCAAACATTGCCGACATCACGATCAAGAAATCTGATCTGACGACCGACATCATCTACGCGGGCCTCGTCGGCTCCGGCGGTGATGGTACCTGGGCCACATGGCGCCAGGACGCCGGGCAACCGGCGAGCTTCCCGACCGGCTTCAGGCCGAAGTTCGAACTGATGACCAAGTACAACGGTCCAAAGACGGCCCGCCAGGTGCAGTACAAGTACTCGTACCCGGTGGCCTACCTGGACTCGACGACTGGGGTCTACAAGTCGAGCGACAAGGTCTACGGTGAGGGGTTCCTCACGCTCCCGCTGAGCGCATCGCCGAACGTCTGCTGGGAAGCAGCGTTCGAGATGGCTCACATGGTCGCCTCCGCCGCCGTGAAGACGGTGTTCGGTAACGGTTTCAACGTCACCTGACGTAGGAGCCTGACCATGAAGTCGAGAGCGTTCCCTCATGAGCTGGGGCGTATCGCACGGAAAATTTACCGTGCCTTTGAGTCTCCTGTCAGTAAGCGTCTTGCAGCGATGCTGGACGCTGGTGATTGGGATGGGATCTCACAGGTCTCTGTGGATCCACGTACTTACACGAGTGCTAGTGCCTACTTTGAGGCTGCGGCTCCGGCCGCGTTCTTGAAGAAGTATCAGCCGCTTCCCTGTAGCCACGATCGCCGTAAGAACGCGATTGATAAATGGTGGCAGGCGGAGTTTCAGTGTAAGCGCACCAACGAGCGACTCTTCAAATTCCTCCCTGACGGCGCCATCTTCCTAGATGGCACCGAGGAGGAGAAGCGGCTGCTTGAGTTTTTCAAGCAAGTCCGAAAAAAGGTCTCCTCGTGGATCGGAAACCGGCCTCCAGCCCTGCTGGATGCGCGATTCGGTCCTGGTGCAACGTACTCTGTACGCGGGAAGGACATCACGGTCCTACGCAAAATAAGTGAGCACCCAACTTTGACACGTGGAGCCGTCTACTCTCTCTTTGAGTGGGCGGGTACCAGCTGGGGCCAACATAGCCTCGCTGTCCACGGTGTGCCTGAGGTGGTCCGCGGGAATCGTTTCACAACGGTCCCTAAGACTGCCGTCACGGACCGAAGCATCGCTTCGGAACCGGATATCAATATCTTCTTCCAGCTCGGCCTCGGCTCCGCCATGAGAACGCGCCTCGCGGCGAATACTCGTGTGGGCTGTGCCTTGACTGGGTGGGATATTGACAGGGCGGCTGATCGACACCGTCTGTTGGCGGAGTTGGCTAGCCGTACTCGGGAGTTTGACACTCTCGATCTCACTAGCGCAAGCGATACCGTTAGCTACAACCTTGTCAAGTTGTGCTTTCCATCCTCTTGGTGGGACGTCTTAACGATGTTCCGCTCTCCGTTGACGCAAGTCGATGGCAAGTGGGTGCTGCTGGAGAAATTTTCCAGCATGGGTAACGGCTACACGTTTGAACTTGAGACGATTCTGTTCGCCGCGATCATCTGCACTGCTCTCGAGCAGTGCGGTCAACCGCATGAACTTGGCGTCGATGTCTGCGTGTTCGGAGACGACATCATCACTCGGAACCAACCGGGTGTGTTTCGTCTTGTTAAAGCCGTCTTGGAGTTTTGCGGTCTCTCACTTAATCGTGAGAAGACGTTCACCGGCGACGACCCCTTTAGGGAATCCTGCGGCGCTGACTTCTTCGGAGGTTGTGACGTTAGACCTTTCTTTCTAAAGGATAGTGTTGATGAACCTAGCGACTCCATTGCGTTACACAACGGCATTGCGCGAGTTGCTAAAAGAGCTAAAGCCCTCGGGCTTCAAGCTCCTCACGCTGCTCGCCGTGCTGTGCTGGACTATATCCCTGATCCTGTACGACGTTGCTGGGGTCCAAGTGACCTTGGCGATATCGTTCTCCACACCGACGACGAGTCGGAGTGGCAGGTGAGGATTGATCCAGATAACGCACAGGCACGTCAGGTGCGTGTCTGGAGGCCTGGCCGCTTTCGGGTGGCCAAGTTCTTCAGATATCATCCTGAAGTAGTGCTAGCTTGCGTCGTGCTTGGACACGGCGACTCGGATCATGGGGGTGTTATTCCCCGTGACTCGGTTCGCTCGTACAAGCTCGACTGGG